CACTGCCATCCTCCACTTGTTGTCCTCCGGTGTGGCATCGGGAAACTTGACGCGCTCCCAGGCTTCGCGGCGGTAGAACAGCGATGTGCCGAGCGCGTAGTTGGGAGATTCGTGCTGGTAGAACATCACGCGGTCATCGCGCACGTCGTAGAACATGCAGTTATAGAAGCCGGTTAGGAGCTTGCCAGTTTTCTGAATATGGGCTAGCTGGATCGAGAGGCGGTCGGGAGCGGACCAATCGTCATGATCGAAGTGGGCGATAAAGCTAGTCGGCCACGATGCGACAGATGCCCACTCGATGGCGTGGTTACGCAGCACCCCTACAGTCTGCCCGATATTGGGCACGATCTCTTCGTGAATATCTGGGTCTGTGTTCTTCAGAAATACGCGCCAGCCAGTATTCCAAATCAGTAAGCGCTTGGCGTGGTATTGCTGCTGCTGGAAACACTTTGCGGCGCTTTTGGCGAACACTACTTGGCTAGACATGGGCGTTGGACCGCGCGTCGGCGTGATGCAGCAAATCAGCGGCTCGCTCATTTCTTCCTCGGCTTCTGACAGCGCGGGCATTTCTTAGCGCCTCCCGGTTTGCGCGGGTACCATTTATGCTTACAACTTGGGCACGTCACGATTTCGGCCCCCACCACGAGGGCAATTCTGGACAATGGGCCTCTAGGAAACGTTGCTGCACTCGCATCAAGAACTCAGCCCCATCACGAGGCAAGTGACTTTCCTGATGAAGCTCAAATAAGAGGCCCAGGGCTAGCCTATCACCCTCGTCTAGCCCCCACCCGCTGCCAGCATAACTCCACTTGATTTTATTAAAGGGCCTGCGCCACATGGCTATCTTATACGGTATACGATTACGCGGCTATTGTCAACGGTGCTGGGTAGTGTCCTAAAAGTGCGTTGATGGCGGGATCACGATTTTTTGATCCCTCTCACAGGAGTTCCTCCGATGGGCTGCGGCGGAGGAATAGACGTTATCACTGGACCAACTGGAAATGGGTTAGGGGGTTGAGGTAGATTTGCTTCAATCCAGTCCCAAGCGTCTTGAGGCAAAAACCCATAGTATGGCCTGGTTATCGGCACGATCAGGATTAGGTCCTGCATGGAAAGATAAAGTCCAAGCTCAGCATGTAATTGCTCTGGAGTCTTGCTTGTTGCGATTAACCATGTTGACCCAAGGTAATGCCACCACCCATCCTGCCTCTTCAAAACTTCATAGAAGGGCGTGTAGGACATCAGGGGCGTTTTGAGATCATACGTGACCAGTAAAACGCGGCTCATGAAGCTCTCTCTCCTTCATGATCGCTTACTGGTTCTTCAGATGGCGGGCTACGGGGCGTGACTGGCAACTGAGGCGTTAGCTTGTCTAGTTCTGACCCTCGGAGTTCCTTCCGCTCATCCCCCCACTGCGGGATTTGGCTTGACCGAATCCTATCCATAAGCTTCCCTAAGGAGTCTTTCTGGCGGTGCCAGCGAAGTAAGAAATAGGTGCCGAGGCTGTATCCCACCAAGGTTGCTACTAGGAAGCTGCCAAAAATGCGATTCCAATCATTCGGGATCGTTGGCAAGGCAGCGGTGCTGGTTATGGCTACCGATATCCAGATTGATCCAAACGTTAGATCGGTTCCGATCGTTTCCGCTTCGGTTTCGATCCGATTGAAGTCTTCCACAAACACCTCGTAGGTTTCCACGGGTGCGTGTCGATGTCTTCGAGTTTCGATATGGGCATCATCAAGTGGCATCGCGAACAATCCGAGCAGGAAGTCTCTAACTTGCAACAATCTTGGTCTCATGGGTACACTCCAGGTAGACCAAGTGCGCGGTCAGCGCGATTCCAGCGCCCTGACTTGCAATCACGGTTGTAGTTTTTGTCTTCTTAGCTCGCCCTTTATTCTACGCTAGTAGGTCCGCGATATCCCACACGCGATCCGTGATGCCTGCCTGCATCGCAGGCGTAACGCGCAACGTGCGGTGAATCCGGCAAAAGTTGTAATAGGCGAAGTGCAAGCAGAGCGCAGCCCAGTGGTTCTCCCACTTCTTGGAGAACGCGTTGGTCAGGCGGGTTAATCTGCGCATCTGCATTCGCATGGTGAGATTCTGACGTTCGATATGCGAGGTGCAAACTTTCTTCAAATCGGGATTGCCGAGGACTGGGACCACCTCCGTGCTTACCACTTCAGCCGGTGAATACCGCCGCTCTCCATCGGGAGTCGCGCGGTAGACCTTAATCAACTGGGCGAAGTCCACGCGATCAGCAAGCGTGTTTTCGATGGCCGACTTGTAGGGCGTGAATCCGTCAGTGCTGATTTGAAAATTCTGGGGTGCGGTTGCATGGCGCAAACCTTCGATGAAGATATCCGTGGTGGCTTGGTTGCGTTTGCCGAGCGCAAAGTTGAGAACCAACTTTGAAGAGGTTTCCAGTGCGACGAAACAGTAGGCGTCACCATAGTTCGGATCGTCGTCTTCCGTGACAGCCTTTTGCTTTTTGCCGATAAATCCCCAAATCTCATCGGCCTGAACATCCTGGACCGGGACGTTCACAATTAGACGGCCTAGAAGCTTCTCGCATCGTTCGCCAGCAGCAACCAACAACTTGAGGATTGTATCGCGATGCAGACCGCTGAGGCGCTCGATAGACCGCACAGAGCAACCTTCGATGAGTAACTGGAGAACTTTCTCCAGCCGATCCATCGGGATCGTGGAGCCTTCAATGCGATCCGTGGGTTTCTGGCTATAGGTCTTCCTGCATGCCGTGCAACGAAACCGCTGGCTACCGTTTCGGTTGGTTCCGAACCGCTGACCTTCAGCTTTGCAAGTGGGGCATGTCATGAATCTATACTACAGCAACTGCCTGCTGTTGTCAACGCAATAAAGGGTAGACGCACTAAGTTTCTGGCTTTACTTTGGGGGATGGAATGGGTAGAATTGGAAGCGCAGGACGGGTGTAGTGCCCCTCTCAGGACTCAGACCCGTCCGCGTTGTTTAAAGTCAATCAGTTATGGTGGTTCTATAGTAATCACCCCCTCTCAGGCCCGATGTTTCAGCATCGGGCCTTTGACATTTCCGTGCGGTAGGTCGGGTCTCCGCTCTGAAAAACAGAGACGGCCTGTCCGCCCGCTCTTGCGAGATCGTTAAAAGCCTGTTGCGTGGATTGCCGACTAGGTAGCCACATAGCGTCCATTCTGGTTCGGTTCAATTTTCCCACGCTCTTTTAGCTTGTAAATTACCGTGTAAGGATACCCAGCATAGGGCTTGATACCCTCATTGATCGCCTCCTGTTTGACTTCTGCCGGGGTCATTCCATTCGGCCCAGACTTTTGAATCACGTCGTAAACGAATGAGGCCTTGCTCGAATTGGATGCTATCTGGACTTTATGAGCAATGGTTGTTCGAGGTCCCCAACGTTTAACTGTCCGGTGGCGTTCCGTCAGTTCCGTATCGCTCGCGTATAGGGTAATTGGGTAAACCTAGTTACCCTGCCTAGGTCTACCCCCGGCCTTGATCTTGCGCTTGGCCGCTATCTGCCTGAAGTACTCGCTTCCACGTTCGGCGGTTTTCAGCCCTCCGAGCTTCCCCAGAGTGACGGCAGTTGAAGGAACGGCGATCAGATCATCCGTGAGTGCGAGTGCCGAGGTGAGAAGCTTGACGGCCCGCTTGGTGCGATCCTTAGGAAGATCCGCCATCGAGATTACAGCGTGTGCTTCGTCGATCAGATTACGGAGTGCGCGCAGATCGTTCTCGCGGGATTCTTTCGCTGGCATGAATCCAGAGTACGCGCGATACACTAAACTAGCAACCGGTTGCTGAAAGCCATCAACGCACTTTTAGGACACTACCCGTTTCCACTGGACCTGTCGGCCATCCTTCAGCACAGCTTTACCGGCTTGCCAGTTGGCCGCGCTGTTGAATGAATGCTTGTAGTCAACCTCATCGCTCGATGGCGGCTTGCTGACCTGCGTGAATCCCTGCGCGGCTTTGCCGTTGACGGGCGGCGTGAGTGGTTTTCCTCCGGGAGGCATGGGCGGTTTCGGCCCCGGCTTCGCCGGCATCACCTGCTCGAATGCGGCCTTGAGCGCGGCGGGTACCTCAGTGCGGCTGATCTCGGCGGCGTAGCGCATGAAGCCGTTTTTGTCCTTGGCGCTGAAGTACCGCTCCAGCTTCTCGGCGTGGCGGGCCTGGATAGCTTTGTTGAGCTTCGATTCAAATAACTCGCGTACCGCCGCATCCTGCCCATCGGTGAGCTTGCGGCCGCCAGCCAGCCGATCCCACTCGCTCTGGAACGTGGCCTGCTGTTCGCGGGCGGTTTCGGCCTTCCACTGCTCGCGGGTAAACTGTGTGCGCTCCTGCTCAAACTTGGCGCGGTCGGGATCGGCTCCGTTCTGCTGCTGAGGCTTGGGCGCTTCGGGTTTCTTCTGCGACAGCTCCAGCATTTGCCCATAGAAGCCCTGGATCTTTTGCAGTTGCTCGACCGCCCGCGGATTGTCCGCCACCAGATAGTTGAGCAATTCCAGCGCGACTGGCACACGCCAGGAGTCCATCGTTGCCGCGAACAACCCCGCCATGTGGGACGTGTACCCATCAGGGCTGATCTGCTGGAACTTGTCGAGCGCGGCGGGCATCAGGCGGACCAGCGCCTGCTGGCCCTCAGGTGTGGCCGTCATGTGCTCCAGCGCCTTGGGATCGCCAGCAAAGTAGGTTTTATCGAACTCCTCGAAGGAACCAAGGCGTTCGGCCATCTCGCGCAAGCCGTCCGCCCCGCCGCGTTCCTCGACCAGCGAGCGCATGGCCTGCAATTCCTTGAGGCCTCCGGGTAGCTCCTTCTGATACTGCGCGTGGGCATACAGCGCGTTGCGGAATTGCTTCTCAAGCGCCGGATTCTCGGTCTTCAGCTTATCGAGGTACTCTTTCGCTGGCGCAGACAGCCGGCCGTTTTCGATGGCGGGCACATCGGCCGATATGGGCGCTGGCGTTTCCTCTGCGGGCGTTTCGACGGCTCCGAGCGTATCGGGAGTGGTCTCAACTGGCGTCTCTTCAATCGCTGCCTCTAGGGGCGCGTCTAGTACGGCTGCTTCGTCCATGTGAATCTCCTAATTTGGTAACCGCTTCGGATCGAACCGAACATACATCTCTCCGAACCCTGGATAAACCATGCAAACCGGGCCGCGCCCTACTAAGTAATAATCCCGAGTCCGCAGCAACGGTCTAGCCCATCCGATCAAGGCGATGGGGTCTATTTTGGAAAATCCGGTAAGCATACTCACATGGTAGCGGTAGCGCCGGGGATCTCAGGTAACCCAGGAGCCATCGCGCCGGGTTTCTGCTCAGGCGGTTTCTTGCTGTCGCCCTTCGGTTCGCCCGCGGGCGATTCAGCCGGTGGCGGCATAGCGGCGGCCATCATCGCGGCTCCCGCGGCTACGTGTTGCTTCCAGTGCAGTACCACGTTATCCACGCCCGCCTGGTTACCATTCCCCAACTGGCGGCGGCAATCTTCGCTATTGAGCCAATCCTGACAGGCGGCCGCTTCCCACTGGTGGAAATCCCAGTCCTGTACGGGTACGGTCGATTCTGGCTGTGCGGGCTGGTACGGCGGCTCGGGTGCACCCATCTCCTGCGCCTGGATCGCAGCGGCGGCATGCTCCATGTCGACGGCTTCGGACTGCGCGGGATCGGGCGGAATGGGCGAAGTCTTGAGCAACTGCTCAATCTCAAACATCTGCTTTTTCCAGGATTGCGCCCGCTGGCTGACCAGTTCCGGGAAGCCGTTCAGTTCCATGAACGTCTCAAAATTCCGCGGGCTCTGCATCATCTCCATGCCGATCTCGCTATCGCCGATGGTCGCGAGAATCTTATCGAGAGTCGCGCGTTTCGCCTCAGTCGATTCCGGGAAGCTTGAATCCTCATCCGGGTAGCAACCGAACTGCCCCTTGGTCATCTTGGCGATTTCGATGGTGGCTGTGGCGCCGGATCCGCCCGGTACCGCAATCGGTTTGGCGTAGTCGGGATTCTTGGTCGCGAGCAGCGCCGCTTGGAAGTAGATTCGCGCGAACATCCACTGCATCGGCATCCAGATGGTGCCCTGCTGCCCCATGGCCTGCGCTCGGGCCTGCGCGTAGCCGCTCGCGGTCTTCTGGTCCTCCATGGACGCACCGAACAGTGCCGGGGGAGCAGCCAGCATGAACTGCGGGAGTTCGCCCTGAAGCTGCTGCATGTCCTCGATGAATGTGGCGGGCAGCTCGGGATTCGGCTCACGGAAAAAAGAATCCTCCATCCTGGAAGTAGGCATTGGAAGCTTCTTTTGTCGGATTGCATATGGGTCGGCCCGCTGTTTCGAGATGGCGTCGAATTCTTGGTCATCCGCACCGATCCAGGTCGAAGGGAATCCGGTGTCCCAGATCTCCCGCGTGGTGTTGCGCGCATCATTGAAGGCGTCCTGGATCACCAGAAACGAGTCCATGAAACCGGGGCGGCTCATACCCTCGCCCTCGGATGGGAACCCGATCACGATCGCGTCATCCATCGACTGCGGATAGGCACCCGCGTAAATGTCGCCGATGAACGTGACGCAGCAGCCCTCAGGGAATAGTTCATTGAGCCGATCGCCAACAGTGGCCGCCATGGAGCCATCGGCCTGCTCGTCAAGGCGTTGCTTCATCTTCTCGTCCGAGAAAACCTCAGGCCGCAGCCAGCAGCGCATGCGGGCGACCAGATGCGAGTAGGCGTCGGCACTGGACATCTCCGAGCGCGACCCTTGCAGTACGTTCAACCGCGCTAGCCGTTCATAGGCGCTTTCGCCCAGGCCGGACATCCCCGGTTTGATTTTGTCCGCGATCTCCGGGAACTTGGCGTAGTCCGCCTTCGCCCACCGCACATCGGGATCGTCCGAGATGAACACGTACAGGCAATCGTCCTGATTCCGCGCTAGGATGGGCACTTTGGTCTCGATGGTGCCGTATACGTCGGTGGTCTCCATTTGCCGCGGCGAACCATCGGGGTTTAATCCGAACTTCTGGGCATTCGGTTCGGTGTGTGTCCATGCGACCACGCGGCCGCTCAAGCCCATCATGCGGGCAATCTTCATCTGGACCGCTTTTACGTTATTCGCGCGGTCGTAGATATGCCGGTAGCCCTCGGCGGTGTTGGCGGCTTCCTGGTCCTCCTGCCGCTCCTGCTCTATCGGATCGAACTTGATGCCGGGTGGGTTTTGCGTCAGGACGGACAGGTTCACGCGCAGGTAGGGCCGGTACAGGTTGTACGCGTCCACATAGTTGGGCGCTTGACTCAGGCCGCCCATCAGATTGTTCGCACGTCCGCCGGGAGTTACACCGATGAATCCGCCGCCGCCTTGACCGCCCTGCCAGATGACGTGCTGCTGGCCGACTTCGTACAGCCGATTCTTCCAATCGCGGCGTACTTCCTGACGGCGCAGGTATTTCTCATTGCCCTGGAAGTCCTTGACGCACTCGCGCAGCGCGTTGACCAGTTGCTCGGGAAGCTGCTCGAAGTTTTCGCCGTAGGGCCGCTCTTGTTCTTCGATAGCGGGGGCTGGTGTCAATTCCGGCTCACCTTCTCCGCGATCTGTTCCGCGTGCGCGATGCGGTCCTTGATGTCCCACCGCAGCATAATCGCCGCTGCCGCACGTCCGAATAGTTCACAGCAGAGCGGATTGCCCTCGATATTCTGCCCGCCGCAGTATGGACAGTTCACGGACGATTGCCGCTCTTGATGAACGGCGATCATCTGCTTCTCGATGTAGGCAATCCGCTCCGCTGCTGTCATGCTTTATCGGAATCCTCCATCTCGGAGAATGCGCCGCCCTTGGCCGGATCAAGCGGAATACGCATGGGAAAGTTTTCGGCCTCGCGATGACACTTAGCCTTCCACTCTTCCCAAGTCATTCCGCAGTAGGCTAACTGCGCTTGCTTGTCCAGCTCTTCCAGAGACGCCATAAATCACCCCTTGAGCAGCAACCCCAGGAAGCATCCCAGGGTCGCCGCCAGCACTAACGCCGTGAGTTTCATCGGTT